GCTTCCTCTGCCACTTTGGTAAGTTGCATACGGCGCTCTTCGTAGGTTGACTCACCATGAGCGAACCATTCACGCAATGCTCCTTCCATATTGATGGCACACGCTTGTTCTTCAGTGATTGGGCTCCCTTTATCTCGGACATAGCAATGCAATGATTTGAAAATCGACTTATCGATCAAGGCACCTATGTGACATCCCAACTCAGGGTGGTACACACTTTTGCGTTTCAGGAATTCAAACTCTTCCGGAGGTAAATTTTCCACCAATTCTGACTCCTTGTCGGGCATTGTGTATATCTGCCCATGGTCTCCAAGAAATTCTGATATGCTCTTGATGTTGAAATCGGACACACTCGGATCTACTGAACCAATGTTGTCATCACCATAAGTCATTAACTTCACATGATCTCTGAAAACTTTTCTCTCGTCAAAACGTCCTTGTGGGATTGGGTACAGAGAGTAAAAGCATGCTCTAAGATTCAATGAGCCACAGATACTATTGATGATGACAGTCAAAGCATTACCACTGATGTGGGTGCCTTCTGTCAGCCTTATGAGGTTACCATCAAAGTTAATGTATGCATACACGATGTCGGATGCTATATTTTCCATGATGTACAAATCCTCTTGGGAGTAATCACAACAGCGGGCAAAGTCAATGAGTATCCTAAATGCGGCCAAAATCAATTGAGAGGGCAACTTTTGGTCATATTTGCCATAATCTCCTCCTATTAGATTCTTGGGGCCAAATCGGAAAACATGCTGATGGAACGCTTCCCACTCAGGGCCATACGCGTTTATACCAACCGCTGTTTCCGAAATCAAAGGATTGAATTGAAGGACACGAATGATTGGCAAGAAGTATTTTCTAACCATCCAAGTTAGTGCAATCGGATTACTATAAAATATCCTGCACTTGGGCTTACTATGGATTTCGTCTTTCTTGCATGCCTTGGCTATTGGGTACGCTCTCTCTCCTCGGCTGTAACACTCGTGGAAATAGCGGATCTCTTCCAAGATCTCATCACAAAAGCGTCTCCGTATAGGATACTTTTCCGTCGGCTCAAGTTCGATCACATATTCACTCTTGGGTCCTGATAAAGGAAATCCCATCGATGTGTCCAACTTTATCGCGTCAATAAATCTCTTCCCTGGAATACCCATCATATTCTCCTCGTCTGTTAATGGTCGAGCATCATTCCACAAGTCA